ATCATGAGCCAGCAGGACAAGGGCCGCTACTACCGGGCGCTGAAGACGGCGGGTGTCCCCTTCAGCAAGCACTACCGCGAGTACACCCTCGACGAGCTGACCGCGGCGTACGCGCAGCTGGAGGCTGCCGGCCAGGCACCGCCCCTCGATCCGCCGCAGCCTCAGGGGGGCGGACCTGCACCGACGGTCGACCCTGAGGCTGCGGCCTTCTTCGGCTTCAACGCTCCCGCGCCTGTCGCGCCAGTGGCAGCGAAGAACCCGAACGAGATGGCCGGCGCCAGGCTCAACACCAAGGACGAGCTCGAGCCCATCCGCACCGACCCGGAGACCGGCAACATCTGGTTCCAGGAGGAGGTGCTGAAGCCCGCCTTCCCGAAGCCCCGCGGTCGCCGCGTCCTGCGTTACAAGGAGACCGGTGTCCGGGAGGAGACGGTCGGTAACGGCAAGTACACCGAGACCTTCGAGGTCGCCGGTGACGAGATCGCCCGCGAGGCGGAGGTGAAGATCACCCTCCCCAGCTACCAGGTCGGGATCTACCTCCGGCCCCAGTTCCCCTTCAAGATCGTCTGCTACAACGGCAACGAGGGCTTCGACCTGTTCGAGGTGCAGAAGTTCTTCGGCGGCGCTGAGCTGGTGCCCGAGGAGGTCAAGCGGAAGTACGTGGAGAACGTGCTCTGCTACGACATCCGCACTGTGGTGCGGGCGATCGAGACCGAGTACCGCGCCGGCGTCCTGGCTGGCAAGATCTCGTGAGCGAGGACAGCAGGCTCATCAAGATCGGCCACGCCTCGCTCGAGGTGTTCGACACCCTCGACCAGGCCACGACCGACATGGAGAAGCTGGCCGACCTGGGCTGCCACATGCTGGCCGGCACCGAGTCCGGCGACGTGGCCCGCAAGGTCCGCCTCGCCGAGGTCCTGCGCGACGAGGGCTACCGTGTGTTCTTCCCGGCGCAGACCGACGGCTGGATCGCGGTCAAGCGGAACATGGTCCACCTCGACTGGGATCCGAAGTACACACCGATCATCCCGAGCTCGGGTGCGATCAACGACCCTCACCCGCACGACGAGCGCGGCGTGGTCCAGGTGTCCTGGCGTCACGACACTCTCGGGCGGATCACCTTCCTCACCAGCCACTACCTCACGCTCGGGCGCTTCCCTGACCAGGCGCGACGGGACGACCCGCGGTGCCACGTCGACCACGTCATGTGGAACAAGCGGCTGGCGAACCAGCTGTCGCAGGCGGCCATCCGCGGCTCCGGCCGGGACGACGCCCGAGGCATCTCGTTCGTCACCGCGGACACGAACCTCGACGACTCGATCACCGACCCGTTCTTCGGCAAGCCGCTCACCACTTGCTGGGACGAGCTGCAGAAGTGGCCCGACACCGGCCACGGCCCCATCGACGTGATCGCCAGCGTCGACAACGACGGCCGGGTCAAGTGCCAGTCGGCCAAGGCGGTCACCGACCGCGACATCCACCTCGCCACCGACCACTACCCGATCGTGGCCCAGTACCGCATCAAGAAGATCCCTACCCGAAAGGCAGCCCGATGAGCGACCGCAACTTCCGAGACGCCAAGACCGGCGAGTGGGTGACCGAGGAGTACGCCGCGGCCAACCCCGACACCACGGTCTCGGAGGAGATCGAGGAGCCCTCGTACCCGCCGCTCTCCGCGGTCAACGACGGGTACGGCGACGACGTCCCGATCGAGTTCAGCGAGTCCGACCTCGCCGACCTCAAGGAGCTGGGCGTCACGGGCGGTGACGCACCCACCTTCCACACGATCCTCGAGGTGTGGCGCGAGGTGCTGGCGCCGGCGTACGACCAGCTGTCCGTCAAGGTCACCCCGCAGTGGGCGTCCAAGATGGTGCAGTCCTACCCCGAGCTGAAGTTCGCCGACTGCACCGCCCTGCAGGAGAGCTACTTCGGGAAGCTCATCGACCTGCTCGACATCATCAAGGCGGAGATCGCCACCGACGACGAGTGCCTCACGTACTCCACCCCCGAGGAGGACGTCGAGAACAACTCGGGCCACTACCTCGAAGTGCTGACCCAGTGGCAGCTCACCTTCCTGGGCTGGGAGCTGGCCTGGTCCTGCGAGGACGAGGACGCCGCGGTCGAGCTGGCCGCGATCAGCGAGACGCACAAGGCGATCTTCGGGGACCTGGGCATGACCCAGTTCCTCGACAACATCAAGTTCGAGTTCACCGACGCGGACTCGGCCGCGCTCGCGGAGAAGCTCCAGGCCCTCCGCAACGGGGAGGTCGAGGGTGAGTGACCAGGCGCCCGAGGCCATCGAGCTTCCTCGTTCGGACGACGCTGCGTTTGCGTCTCTCATGGATGTCCTGGCGCCAGAGGACAGCGGAGACGAAGCGGGAGCGGCAGATCAGGCGGGCGCGCCGGAGGTACCAGCTGGCGGTGGAGCTGACAGCGGAGCAGCTACTCCGGCTGACAGCCCTGCAGGGACCGGTGAAGCCGGAGCACCCGGAGCCGGAGTACCTGGTGACGCCGCAGGTGAACGACCTGCCGAGGGTGGAGCTGATCAGGGGGCTACCGGAGGAACCGTCCCAGGAGGAGACGGAACCGCAGGAGCCTCCGGAGCAGGAGATCGCCCGGCGACTTGGACTGCCTCTGCTGCCGAGTACGCCCCCAAGCTCGCCGAGCTGAGCACGTCACTCGAGCAACGTACCGAGCAGGCGTACCAGTCCGCTGCCCTCGAAGAGGTGAGGGAGGAGCACAAGCAGTACTTCGACGCGCTCGAGCAGCCGGCACGCCTGCTGGTCGGGAAGCAGGTGCCGCGCATCGACGGCGAGGACGGGACCGAGACGCTCCGCGACACCGCCGACGTGAAGGACTGGCAGGAGGCGGTCAAGTCCCTGCTGGTGCAGGAGGTACGGGACAGGGCGAGCCGAGCCCTGGAGGGACAGTCCGAGTTCCTCCAGACCCTGCACGCCTCCATCGACCTGTTCAAGAACAACAGCGACCTGATCCCCAACACCAAGGACTTCGACGTCGCGCTGGCCAACCGGTTCGCCACGATGGCCAAGCCCTACGAGCTGCGCGTGGAGGGCAAGCTCCAGGGCTACTCCATCCCGGTGCAGCCGATCATCGACTCGCTCCGCCAGCAGATCGTGGCGGAGAGGGCGGCGGGCGCCCAAGCTCCCGCTGCTGCAGCCGGGGGGAAGCCCAACTCCCCCGCTGGGTCAGCCCCGGCTGCAGGCCAGCAGGCGGACCCGCCGCAGGCAGGCATCCAGTCGAAGGCCGGAGCGGGGGCGGACGCGGCGGAGGACTTCTCCACCCTGTTCGGCACCATCGGCCTTCCGAACCTGAGGATCTGACATGAAGCAGATGATCGAGCGGCAGTGGAAGGCCATCGTCGGGGCGGCCGTGGCCGGCGTCGGCGTGGCTGTGGCTGCCGCAGCGTCCGAGGGCATCAGCCAGACGGAGGCGCTGGGCATCGCGCTCGCTGCCCTGGTCGGCTACCAGGGTGTCTACTGGACGAAGAACAAGGACGAGGCGTGAGCATCGCTGACCCGCTCGAGAAGATCCCGTTCAGGGGCTGGCCGCGTGTCGATCGGAAGACCGCGGCCGCTCTGACGGTGGCCGAGAAGCGGCTCGGCTACCAGATGGACATCGTGCAGGGGCCGTACAACAGCAGCGTCGGGCCGTCCGCCGGCACGCACGCTGGTGGTGGGGTCGTCGACCTCAGCCCGTACGACTGGGCCCGCAAGGAGCGGGTGCTGCGCGAGGTCGGGTTCGACGCCTGGTACCGCCGCGCGGTCCCCGGGCTGTGGCCTGCCCACGTCCACGCCGTACTCCACGGGCACCAGGACCTGTCGCCCTCGGCACAGGACCAGACCGAGAAGTACGACAGGGGTGAGGACGGCCTGGCCAACCCGCCCACGCCCGACCCCAACCCGTACCGGCCGGAGCGGGCTGACTTCTCCTACGCCGCGTACCTGCGCGATGGCAGGCTCGAGGACAAGATCGAGGGCATCGAGGCGAAACGCCGCAAGCTCCTCGACAAGATCTCGGCGAAGCGGGCGAAGCGCGAGAGACTGAGGCTGCGCGCCAAGGCGGCGCGTGACGAGATCACCTACGGCTGAGGAGCCAAGATGTCCGAGCGCAACGACGCGATGAACGAGCAGTACAAGCAGCAGATCGAGGCCCGGGAGGGCGTGACTCGGCTGGAGCCCTCGGGCGACGCCGACCACGACCGCCTCAACTCCGAGATGTTCGGCCTCCCCGTGGAGGACGAGGGCTCGGAGAAGAAGCCTGCCAAGAAGGCTGCCGCCAAGAAGACCGCCAAGAAGGGATAGCTCGATGGACGAAGAGCCGATGCTCCGCTGGTTCGACTACAAGCACCTGCCGGACGACCTGCAGGTGGTATCTCGGTCGTTCACGCACCTCGCCGAGCAGATCGTCGGCGGGCTGCCGCGCTCACCCGAGCGCACGGTGGCGCTGCGCAAGCTGCTCGAGTCCAAGGACGCCGCGGTTCGCTGCGCCGTGGCTAAGCGGAGCTGACTCCGAGCTCGTGGCCACGTTCCCTGTCTACTACCGACCTCGTCCGTACCAGGAGGAGGCCCACCAGATGTGGCGTACCAAGCGGTACGGCATCGTCATCTGGCCTCGGCAGACGGGCAAGGACGTGGCCGCGAGCATGGAGCAGTGCGAGCGGCGGCTCAAGGTGCCCAAGACCACGGGCGTCTACATCTCGCTGAACAACCCCACGATCCGCGACATCCTCTGGGACAAGACGTACATCGACCCAGAGTCCGGCGACTACGTGCGCGGCCTGAAGGACAACGTGCCCGCCGAACTCGTCGACTGGAAAGACACCGTCATGGAGGGACGGTTCACCAACCACAGCCGCATCAAGCTGCAGGGGTACTTCCAGTCCGGGCAGGACACCTCGGGTGTCGGCTCGTCCTTCCAGGACTACACCATCACCGAGCTGGCGCTGTTCTTCCGCGAGGACCCGGTGCCGCGGCTGATGCCCATCTTCGAGAACCGCGCGGAGGACAAGCGGCTGATGGCCGTGTCCACTCCGCGTGGCCGGAGGAAGAACCCGCTGTGGGCCCTGATGGAGTCGATGAAGGGGAACCCCGAGGCACAGGTCATCCACCGCACGATCGACGACCTCAACCTCATCATGCGTCGGAACGGGCTGCCACCCGTCCTTACCGTCGAGCAACTCGAACGAATCAGAGACACCTACCTCAAGCGGTTCGGCAACGACCGCATGTTCAACCAGGAGTTCCACTGCTCCTTCGAGGAGATGGACGCTGCCGCCGTCTACGGTGAGGCGTACATGCAGATGGTCAAGGAGAAGCGGGTCCAGATCTTCAACCTCGACGGGGGCCACCCGGTCTACGTCGTGTTCGACATCGGCTCCTCTGGCCAGCACTCCGACGCCACAGCCTGGATCGCCTTCCAGTACATCAACGGGATGCCGCGGGTCTACGACTGCGGCGAGGGCCACGGCAAGGCGCTGCCTCAGTACGTCGACGAGCTGCAGACGAAGCCGTACTTCAACAAGATCGCGCAGATCATCCTGCCCTGGGATGGCGAGCACCACGAGAAGGCGGTGAACACCACGCCGGCCGACATGATGCGGCAGCGGTTCCCCAACGTCTCCGTGCTCGCCAAGTCCAACAAGGTCTACAAGATTCCTGGATCTAGGCAGGGTGACTTCGACATCGTCACCGACATCCAGCAGACACGGCTGGCGCTCTACAACATGCTGATCCACGGGGCCTCCGACCCGGAGTCCCTCGAGCGGGGCAACTGCCAGTGGCTGCTCGAGTGCCTGGAGAACTACAAGTACGAGTTCAACTCCAAGCTCCAGGTCTGGACCGAGAAGCCCCGGCACGACAAGTTCTCGAACATGATGGACGCCCTGCGCTATATGGTGCAGGCGACGAAGGAGCTCGAGTTCTTCGGCGGAAAATTTTTTGAGCAGCCGGGACAGCAGAGCTCGATGGACTACGAGCAGGACTGGTCAGGGGTGTGGGCACGATGAAGAACGTGACGATCCGGCAGGCGCTGCAGCAGGTAGCCGACTACCCGGTGCCCCTGACTGACGAGGTCATCCAGATGCCGGTGTCGGAGATGATCGCGCGCACGCTGTTCGACATCGCCAACAAGGGTGATTCCAACGTGAGAGGCTCGATGTCCCGAGCCAACAGGGCGCGCAAGATGATCCTCGACCGGATGGCAGGGCGGCGCCGGCCAGGCACCAAGCCCGTCAGCAACGCGAGAGTGGACATCACCTACATCAACCTGACAGGAGGTGAGCTCGGTGAAGGAAACCCTGAAGGCGTACAGCCTGCTGACGGGTGACGACATGGTGCTCGGGATCCCGGGTGCCGACCACGACGAGCTGCTCGAGCTGGGCGACACGATCGCCACGTCGAGGCCCGGCCTCATCGTCCACCTCCAGAAGTGGGAGCCGGAGGATGAGTGACCAGAAGGTCTTCGACCCGCTGCTGTGGCTGGTCATCCTGAGCTTCGGAGGCATGGCTGCCACCGGCCTGCTCTACGTGCTGTACCTGTTCGTGTCCGTCATCTTCCTGGGAGAGAGCTCGACGTGTCCTCAGAACTCCTGCCCGCAGTAACCCGGAAGTTCCGCAGCCGGGTGCCCGAGATGCACCGGACGAGCTTGGACACCCGCATCGTGTGGTTGTGGAACCAGCGGTTCGGCACCGTGCAGATGGTGTGGAAGGACAGCCCCGACGTCCTTGACCACACCGCGGCGACCCTCATCCTGCAGGCGATCATCGGGAAGGACCTCGAGTCCATCGCCCAGGTGTTCCAGCGGATCGAGGGTGGCGCTCAGACCGACGACGTGGTCGCCGCCGAGCCGGAGCAGATCAGGCTCTAGCGCGGACCAGGTCTCGCGCACCGAAGAGGATCCACGCGCCGGTCAAGATCAGCGCCAGGCCGACGATCACGTAGAGGTCCAGCACCTCCTTGACCAGTGCGAGAACGCCGAGAACGATCAGAGCAAGGCCGAACACGATGGCAACCATGTGGTCATCCTAGCTTTCTGCGGGCCCTGCGCCACACAGCGCGGGCCTCAGGGCGCCGGCAGACCTTGCAGGTGCAGACGGTCCGGTGCTCCAGCGTTTGGTCGTCAGGCCGCGTTTCTGGCATCTGACGGGCTGCCATCGGCAGCACCTCTAGGGGCAGGAACCAGGCCCCGTGGAACCGTACGGCCCGCGGGTCGTCCGGGCGGCGCACGTTGTAGGTCCGCTCCTCCGGTGTCAGCGGGCGGTAGCGCGTCCCCTTCGGGTAGACCCTGGTCCCGTCAGGCTCGACCCGGTACGTCACGGGTTGAGCACGCCTTCGGTGTACTCAGTCCACAGCGTCAGCGTCAGCGGGCGGTGCCGCTTGATGTAGTACCCGGGCTTCACCCGGTACGCCTTCGGGATCTTGCGGCCGCAGATGTAGGTCATGTACGGCTTGCCGAAGTAGTAGCGCAGGCACTGGTTGATCTTCCGCAGGTCCGCCTGGGCCGAGCCGCCCTCGGCCATGAGCTCGGCCACCTTGATCCCCGTGGCCCACTCGTAGATCATCACGGCTGCTACCCGGTGGCCGTGCTCAGGCGACAGCCGGCGCAGGAACTTGCGAGTCTCGCGCTCCCACTGAACGAGGTGAGGGTTCTCGCGGACGAGGTACTTGTCCTTCGTCAACGGCATCTTCGCCCGTTCGTTGTCGGGGAGAACCAACTGGTCGACGCGGGCAGAGCCAGCCGCCCCGTGTGCGATAGACGGCACACGGGTCTTATCAGCTTCCTTCTTGTCGAACCTCTTCTTCAGTAGCTCTTCCACCTCCGACA